TATTTTTTTTTGTCATCCTGAGCGTCAGCGAAGGATCTCCAGGCCAGACTTTAGATTCTTCGGTCGCTTCACTCCCTCAGAATGACATATTTCTTTTTTGTCATCCTGAGCGTCAGCGAAGGATCTCGGCGCAGCGAAGAGAGATTCTTCGGTCGCTTCACTCCCTCAGAATGACATATTTTTTTTGTCATCCTGAGCGTCAGCGAAGGATCTCCACGTTAGACTTTAGATTCTTCGGTCGCTTCACTCCCTCAGAATGACATATTTTTTTCTGTCATCCTGAGCGTCAGCGAAGGATCTCCAGGCCAGACTTTAGATTCTTCGTCGCTCCGCTCCCTCAGAATGACATATTTCTTTTTTGTCATCCTGAGCGTCAGCGAAGGATCTCCACGTTAGACTTTAGATTCTTCGGTCGCTTCACTCCCTCAGAATGACAGAGGCGAAGGGCTTCCTCAGAATGACAGTTAGACGCTGTTCTGGTGCTTGGGATTTGGGGCTTCCCCATACTATGTCCGGCGTTTCCTGAAAATTATTATTATCACCGCCGCAATTGTAACAAACCCAAGGACATTTACGAGGGTGCTTACCTGTAGCCATCGCAGGAGTTCGTGGTAAGGTGGTGGTGGAGTTAACGCTGGCGATGGCTCGGCTGCGGTGATGAAGCTGAACACCGGGCTTGACTCGCCGGGCACCGGCTGCGTGGCTGCTACCTGCCAGAAATAGCAGGTTTCGTAATCCAGCCTGCCGTTGTATTTGTAAGCCGTGGTGGGTACGCTCTCTTGCGCAATGATGTCTGTTAAAGCTGAATCTTTTGCCAGCACAAGCTTGTATTCGGTGGAATCCTTAAAGGGTGTCCAGGAGAAGGCTACTGATGATATCGATGTGTCGCTGGCGCCGTGGACTGGTCTTAAGGCTTGTGCTCCAGGATGTGGGCTGGCGACAGGCAAGCCTGCTTTGATAACGAAGCTGCTCTCCTGTGACCACGGGCTGCGGATGACCTGACCGGTGGCTGCCTGCCTGACTCGCACCCTCCAGAAGTAAGTGGAATTTGCCTCCGGCAGTATGCCGGGCAGTATTCTGTAGGCTGGGCTGGTTACTACAGCCGGCTCGTAGTACGGATTGGTTGGCGGTTCCGCCTCAGTGATTCGAAGGCTGAAATCTTCGTCTCTGGCTATCTCAACCTCGTAAGCGTCTGCCAGAGAAAGCTGCTGCCACCTGAGAGCAACATCTTGATTCCTGCCGCTTACCGGGTCGCAGCCCAGCGCTGCTCCGCTCTCAGGTTCAATCAGCTTTGGCCCGGTTCCGGCTAATGTGTCGGTGAATACCCACAGGCAACCTTCACCGCCCGCCGGGTCGTAATCGCGAGCATCAATTGTCCACAGACTGCTTTCGGAGATGCCTATGGCGCTGGGCTCGGTGGAGAACTTAACACCGGCAGCCAGTCCGGTTGTTATTGAGTCCCAGTAAACGCCCGGCTTGGGGATGCCGCTTCTGGCATAGAGGGTTCGGTCAACGCCGCTTTCAGGCGAGCTGTAAATTCCGTACAGCGCTCCACTATTGCCTGAAGCTACGCCGTAAAAGCTGTGATTGGGAGGTGCCATGTCCTCCCAAACATGGCGCATGCCGCAGTCGCCCCCTACAATGGCGGAATCATCAGAAGGGGGGGACGCCATGTCGCAGCTTCTATCTATCCTGTCCAGACTGTCACCGTCGAATCAACGCCTTGTCCGAGAGCTTACCTGGAAACTAGCACAGCTTGAACAGCAAACCATACCGGAGGAATACGATTCCAACCTGGACTTCCACAGATACATCAACCCCTGGATAACCAGCCTTTTAGCTCGAGGCTTTTCAGGGAGAACTATCCCGAGTTATAGAGCCACCATCGAGGCGCTTCTTGGGCGTGCGCCGAAACCTAAAAGAGCGCACATAGAGGCGTACCTGGCCAGCCTCCAGGTCAAAGGTCTCTCTCTAGGGACTATCAACCGCCAGGTCAGCGCGGTTAAGTCGTTCTTTGGCTATCTGGCAGACAGAGACATGATCTCAGCTACGCCGGCAGCCAAAATAGCGCGCCCCAGACTGCCGAGGCTTATCAGGAAAGCCCCGACGGAGCAGGTCTTTACCGCCCTGATGCAGATCCCAAAGAGCCACCGCCATCAGACCATGCTACTAATCTTTGCCGATTGCGGCATCAGGCTTTCCGAGCTGGCAACCATCCGGATATCAGATATCGACCTGGAGCACGCCAGCATAAAGGTATTCGGTAAGGGGTCGAAGGAGAGAATAGTGCCCCTGTCAGCCCACACGACAGCCGCCGTCGAGAAGCAGCTCAAAGCCCTGGCAGAAACAGGCTATGACGGCGAGTGGCTGTTTCCGGGTATAGCCACAGGGTCACACTACAGCATCAGAGGCATAGACCAGTATTTCGACAGGCTATCCCACCGCCTGGGGGTTAAGGTTACCCCCCACCAGCTCAGGCACTACTTCGCCACCTATGCGCTGTCAAAAGGGGCTTCCATTAAAGCTATATCTGCCATTTTAGGGCATGCGGACACTTCAACAACCGCAGACGTCTACTGGCACATTCTAAACGAGGAGGAAATCATTGCGCAGCATAACAAGTACAGCCCAATCCAATGATGGTGGTGGTATATCAGCACCACCACCACCACCATCAGCACCACCACCACCCCTCACCACCACCACCACCACGCAGCGCCGCAAAAAGCGACAGCAAGGCGAGCTTGCCTTGCAGACAGCTCTCATGGAGTACCCCACCCTCATCGATGAGCTAGCAGAGCTTGGCTTTAACGCGGCAGCAGATTTCATTGTCAGGCATGAGCCGGCCCGCATCAAACAGGCGGTAGAGAGAGCTAAGAGCATAAAGGGGATCAGAAACATGCCGGGGTTTATTCGATTCCTGGTAACCAAGCCAGGCCCAATACCGGCGCCTGAGAAAGACAAGAAAGACGACCCCGATAGGTTTATCAAAGGCAAATACGGACACTTAGTCCAGCGATAGAAAGGAGGTAAATCCATGAAAGCAGAGGTTACTACGCAGGCAGATCTAGTGAGCGTGACGCAGACGTTTCACGAGGAGAAAGGCATGATTACGGTCCTAAAGGTGGAGACGAAGCTGCAGCCAGGAGAGATAGCCCGAATCCTTAACTTCCGAAGGCAAGGAGCGGCTTTGAATCTCACGTTGGGGTCAGACCAGCTAATGTTTGACCTCGAGGTGAACGCCACGAAGATTGACGTGCCGGCAAAGGAGAGCTGATGAGCCATCTACTAACCATCTTACAGCTACACAGAGGCAAAGCCAGGGCCATCACCGGTAAGGACCTGGCGCAGCTCCTGGGAGAGCCGCACGACAGGATGATTCGTAAGGAGATTAGAGAGCTGATAGCCCAGGGTCACCCGATTGCCTCGAGCACCGAGCACCCCTATGGCTACTTCATGGTGGAGACGCCGGAGGAAGTAGACCAGTACCTTAAGCAGCTAAAGGGTCGGCTGGTAGAGGACGCCTACCGTAGACGGGACTTTAAGAAAGCGGCTGCCGGCACCCTGAACGAGGAAAAACAGCTTGCCCTTTTGTGAGGTTCAAATGCCGAGACATAAGAACATAAAGAGCCTAGAAGTAAGGCGCAAAGAGCTGATGAAGCCATTGAAGCACCCGCACCCGGGTCCCTACAGGAAGCTCTATCTCTGTCCTGTAGCTAATTGTGGAGCCGCTTTGTCCCGCAGGAACGGATTTATCGTCTGCCCGATAGACCCGGAGCATTTTACACAGGAGGTGATTTGGAAACGACAACAAGCGCTCCAACAACATCATTGCAAAAGTGCTCTATCTGCGGAGCTGATACAGAGTGGGATGACTCTTACAGAGAGGACCCTATCTGTGTAAGCTGTTGGGACGCCCGGGCCGGTAAAGACAATAAAGTGGCAGCCCGCATGAGAGCCTACTACCAGGCGCACAGAGAAGAAGTGGCAGCCCGCAAGAGAGCCCACTACCAGGCGCATAGAGAAGAAGCGGCAGCCCGCATGAGAGCCTACTACCAGGCGCATAGAGAAGAAGTGGCAGCCCGCAAGAGAGCCTACTACCAGGCGCATAGAGAAGTAAGGAGGTGAACCATGAAACTACTCGAGGCAACTCAAATCGCAGTTGAGCTAGTGTCAAAGCTAATCCCCTACTGCGACAAAGTAGAGGTCGCTGGCAGCATCCGCAGAGGGAAGGGGGAAGTCCACGATATCGATATCGTGGCTATTCCGAATGAGGACAAGATAATCAATGGCGGTTACTTCGGCCGACAGCACCTGGTAGCGTCGATCGCTGAATCAGTCGCCCCGCAAGCAAACGGAGAAAAGATAGCCTCCTTCTCATTCAAGCGGATATCGGTCGACATCTACTGGGCTACCCCTGAGACATGGGGAACTTTGTTGCTGATCAGAACAGGGTCAAAGGAGCACAACATCAACCTGTGCACCATGGCCAGGGATAGAGGCTGGCATCTGCACGCCAGCGGAGAGGGGCTTTTCGACGCCTACGGCCGCCATGTAGCCGGTGATACCGAGGAAGGCATCTTCAAAGCCTTGGGACTGCCGTTCATACCACCTGGACAGAGAGAAGTCCGCTATCCCGCCGCCTTCCGTAGAACCACCCCCCAGGCTAGAGAGAAAATACTTGACATAACTACTTGACATAATGGGGGTACTTTACATAAAATGGTAGTTAGCTATGAAATTACTCAAGGTGGCGCTCGAACAGCAGCGTTTTGACCTGGCAGCCCACGTCCTCGTCTTTGGTTTGCTTGAAGCAGCAAAGCAGAAAAAGGAGCAAAGACGTAATGGCGAAAGCCGGTGCCCCCAAAGGCAACCTGAACGCCAAGAAGCACGGGTTTTACAGCAAAGCGCTAGATAAAGCCGAGGAGCTGCAGCTTGAGGACGCCAGGGGGATTGACGGTTTAGACGAGGAAATCGCCATCCTTCGAATCAAGCTCCGCACCATCATTCAAAGCGAACCCCATAATATCGAGCTGGCGCTGGCAGCAGCCAATACTATTGCCCGCCTGGTCCGCACCCGCTATAACATCAGCAAGGAGCAGAAGCGATCGCTCAAAGACGCTATCGCTAAAGTCCTTACGGAGATTGCCGTCCCCCTGGGGATTAAGGCCCTGATCAGATGAAGCTAAGACCGTATCAGGCAGAGGTGGCAAAGGCTGTAATAGAGAGCATACAGCATAACCTGGGCTTGACCTTTTCGGTCGAGATCGCACGCCAGGGAGGAAAGAACGAACTGTCAGCTCACCTCGAGGTGCTTTTAATGACCATGTTCATGGCATCCGGCGGAAACGCTATCAAGTGCTCGCCTACCTTTAAGCCGCAGACCCTGATCTCCATGGGAAGGCTTAAGGACCGGTTGAACGACTTCGGATTTACCGGACTATGGTTCACCGAGGCAGGCTATATCATCCGCCTGGGGAATTCCAGGTGGATATTCCTTTCGGCCGACGAGACCAGCTCAGTTGTTGGCCACACCGCTGAGGTGCTTCTGGAAATCGACGAGTCCCAGGACGTCTCGAAGGACAAGTACACTAAGGACTTCCGCCCCATGTCGTCAGCCTATAATGCCACTACCATACATTACGGCACGACGTGGGATGATACCACCCTCCTGGAAGAAATCAAGCAGACCAACCTTGAGCAGGAGAAGAAAGACAGCGTTAAGCGCCACTTTCGCTATGACTGGCAGGAGGTGGCCAAGTATAACCCCGCATACGGAGCTTTCGCTGAGTCCGAGCGCCAGCGCCTGGGAGAGGACCATCCGCTTTTCAGGACGCAGTACGCGCTCTTGCCTATTAGAGGCGGCGGCGGCTTCTTTACCCGCCAGCAGATCGCCGTCATGCAGGGTAACCACCCAAGATTGCGAAGTCCCCATGACGGCAAGGCTTACATTGCAGCGGTGGACTTCGCCGGGGAAGAAGAACAGCTAGAAGATGAAATGCTGACCCGCCCCAGCAGGGACGCAACGGTGGTAACCATAGCCGAGGTGAGCCTGCCTGGCAACCGGCAGAGAGACCCCGACATCAATGTTGTTGAACACTACGCATGGATTGGAGAGAAGCACCCCATACTCCATAACCAGCTTGTCGATATCTTCAAGAACACTTGGAACTGTACCAGGATAGTATGCGACGCCACCGGTATAGGAGAACCGACAACCAGTTTTCTACGGAAGGCTATAGGTCCTAAAGTGATACCGTTTAAGTTCACGCAGAAGTCGAAATCGGATGCTGGCTTTGACCTCCTGGCAGCCGTCAATTCAGGAAGACTTAAGGTCTACAGGCAGGACGGCTCTACAGACCACAAGGAGCTGTTTCACCAGCTCGAGAAGGCAAAGAGTACCTATCGCCCGAATCAGACCCTTAACTTCTTTGTAGAGCCAGCAGAAGGCCACGACGACTATTTAACCAGCCTGGCGCTGATTGTGCAGGCAGCCCAGGACGCAGCGCCCAGGAAAGCTACAGGAGGGCAGCGCAATGACTGATTTCAACCCCCAGTCCCTGTCCCAGCTAGACAGAGCACGCCTGGCAGAATACAAGGCTAACATGGATTTCTACAACGGCGAGCAGTGGACGGAGAGAAGCAAGAACCGCCAGCTCGTCTTTAACTACGCCAAAATCGCCGTGGATAAGCTCACCAGCTACCTGATGGAAGGTCTTAACTTCGCCTGTGAGCCGGTAGACGACACAGACAGGGCTAAGCAGACCGCCAGGGCAGCAGAAGCCGTAATCTACCAGGTATACGCCCGGAACAACCTCCAGGAGCTTGACTATGAGACCGAGGTGGACGCCGCCATACTGGGGGACGGCTGCTTTAAGGTCACCTGGGATGCCGTAGAGAAGCGCATCCGGGTAACCAGCCCCGATGTCAACGGCGTCTACGCCTGGTGGCTGGGAGACGACCTGTCCAAAGTCTGGCGGGTAGCCAGCCGCTACACGCTCAGCAAGGATGAGGTTCAGCTTCTCTACAAAAAGACCATCAGCAAGACCTTCGCCACCATCACCGAGCTGTGGACGGATAAGGAGTTCCAGCTCTTCCTGGACAATGACACGCTGGAAAAGAAGCCCAACCCCTACGGCTTTATACCCTTCGTCATCTTCCCCAACGTCAGGCAGCCGAAGCACTTCTGGGGGACTTCGGATATCCCCCAGCTCAGGCAGGCGCAGCGAGAGCTTAACAGGGCGCTGTCCCAGCTCTCCCGCATCCTCGAGGTGTCGGGCAACCCCATAGCCGTATTAGAGGGAGTGGACTCAGCCGAGGACATAAAAGTAGCCCCCGGCCAGGTGTGGACTATACCCGAGGAAGCCAAAGCCTACCTGCTGGACCTGCTGGCCGGCGGCGGCATACGGCTTCACGTGGACTATATAGATATGATTTACCGCTGTTTGCATGATATCAGCGAATCACCCAGGGCAGCCTACGGCGGCATCGAGAGAGAGCTGTCGGGCGTAGCCCTGGAGGTGGAGCTGCAATCTTTACTACAGAAAGTCAGGCGCAAGAGAACCATCCGCACCGCAGCCTATATTAAGCGCAGCCAGATGATTCTCTCTTTACATAAGCAGTTCAGCAGGCAGGACTTGACCGGCGTAAACATGCGCATCGTCTGGGGGGCAGTACTGCCCCAGGACAAAGCCAGGCTGGCTCAGAACGAGCAGCTGCTTGTCCAGTCAGGCATCCACGCCAGGAGAACGGCCATGGACGAGCTGGGCATCCGCGACCCCGAGGCGGAGCTAGCCAGGTGGCTGGAGGAGAGAGGCCAAATTCTGGAAATGAATCAGCAGTTTAAGGCGAAGTCTACCCGAGGCGGCGAGCGAGAGAGAGCGACAGCCGCCGACATGGAGACCGAGACCTTGACTGAATAAACGCCAAAAGGAAGGAGACTACATTGGCAGATGACACAGAACCCAAAGTCGACAACCAAACCCCGACCGCAGAGGACTACCAAGCCCTCCAGGCTGAGCTCCAGGCTGAGCGGGACAAGGCAGCCGTCCTGGTTTCAGAGGCTACTCAGCCCCTTCAAGAAAAGATAACGGAGCTTGAAGGTCAGGTAACCACCTATTCCACCGATGCACAGGCGTTGCAGGAGAAACTTGACCAGCTCAGCTCTGACTTTGAAGGAGCCAAAGCCGCCTATGCCTACGCAGTAGACGACTACAAGAAGCTGGTGCTCTCCACCAATCCTGTATTCACCCCTGACATCATAGGCGGAGACACCGTCGAGGACATCAAGGCCTCGGTGGGCAAAGCCACCAGCCTTGTGTCAAAGGTCAAGGAGAACCTGGAAGCGCAGGCGTCAGCCCTGGCTCAGCTAAACGTGGTGCCGGCAGGTGCCCCGGCACGCACACCCATAGACCTGTCAACCCTGAGCACCAAGGAGAAAATCACTCTTGGCTTAGAACAAGCCAAAAAGAGAAAGGAGCAGTAGAGAGCTACTGCGGCAAAATAACTAAAAAGGAGACTTAACCTATGCCAACAACTTTAACCGAAGCAGCCAAGCTGTCTAATGACGTCCTGTTAGCCGGCGTCATTGAGACCATAGTCAAGGAAAGCCCCATACTCCAGAGCATGCCCTTCATAGAGATTGTGGGCAACGCCTTGACCTACAACAGGGAGAAAACGCTCCCCTCAGCCGAATGGCACGCCCCCAATGACGACTGGACAACCAGCCCCGATATCACCTTCGACCAGCTCACCGCTACCCTGAAAATCCTGGGGCAGAACGCCGATGTGGACAACTACATCAAGTCCACCAGGAACAACGTCCAGGATATCGAGGCAGCCATCATCGAGATTACGGCGAAGGCAATCAGGCATGAGTTTGACCGAGCCTTTATCTACGGCAGCTCAGCCGCCGATGCCAACCAGTTCGACGGCATCCGCTTGCTCATAAACACCCTCGCCGCCTCAGGCCAGGTGATAG